ATTAATCTTATGTAAAACAATACCTGCTCCTTTGATATTCCACGAAAGAATATCTCCTTCTGTCCAGCCTAAATCATTAAGCATTTCTTGGGGAAAGGTAACGAATTCTTCTCCAGATTCGTTTCCTTCAATTTCAGTTGTATAAGAAATCATTTTGCCAATATTTTTTCCATTAGTTTATCAAGTTTTGCGTGAATTAGTTTAAAATTATCATGCATACCTTCTAGTTCTCTTAAAAAATCTGCTTTTAACACGTAGTCATGGGGTAATTGGTCAATTCTGGAATCCAAAGCATTAATTCTTTGTCTTTCAAGTTCAATGTTTTGGTGAAGATTTTGCAGCCTCTCTTGCTGTCTTTCCATTACTTTGGAAGCAACCCATGTTCCACCAGCTAAACCTGAGACTATAGCGCTTAATGTAACAGCAAGTATATCGATTCCCATTATCTAGTGAAACCTACACGTAAAGCCTCTTTAGCAGTTACCTTACGATTCCACCACTCACCTTGGCCCATAGCTGGGTTCGTAGGCTTCACCTGTGCCTGTGCTTTTGGTGCATAAATAGAATTCCAGATTGTTCCGCCTAACTGTTCCATAGCACGTGATGCACGTGCACCTAAATCAGTCTCAGGATTTGCTCTACCCACAGTGGGAAGATAAGGAAGTTGATGTTCGGCTAATGTATTAGCAATTTGAGTAGGACCAGGTAACCAACCTCTTGGCCCTATGCGTGCATCTTCTCTACCTAAATTAAACATTGCATTTGCAGCTTTAGCCTTAATTAGATAAGGTAAGTATTTCAATAATTTACCAGCTAGCTTTGGTTTTTCTTTAATTTCATCTATCTGAATTCTTTTGAATATATCATCTAGTGGTGATATAGGTTCAGGTAAAGGCATCCTAGTTAAAGGCATATTAATAATCCAGCTGAAGTTTTCCTTTACGTGCTAATCCGTTCACTAACCATACTAAAGCATCTACACAATCATCGTGACTGCTAACGCCAAAATTAGTTAATTCTTCAAACATATTAGTAAAATTACGATAACGATTAAAGACAATCTTTCTATCTTCAAACATTCCCATAATGCCACGGAATCTTGCAAGTTTATCTGCTCTAAAGCCTTTAATTGGATGCCAAATTAAATTGTATAAACCTTCATTAGTTTGACAAACACGTTTAAAGTCTGCTTCTAAAGATGCTTGATATTGAACAGCTTCAGACCAAATATCACAAGTGGAATAGGTAGGGAAATAATTACCTTTTTCATCATTTCCAATGATAGACCAATCATTTAATAATTCTTTTAAAGTATCAAGTTTTTCAAGATTTCCCATTACACGTAATCTTCTATAATCAATTACATGAATTTGGTCACCTATCCTACCACCAAGGACCATCACAGTGTAATCGTTTTTTTCTTTGGTTCCTGCAGAGAGATCGACTCCAATCCCGAGAGTATCAAACTCAGTCGCAATCTCGGCTTTAATGAGCAACTCGGGTGCCAAGCTCAGTTCATTCTGCCTGATAACTTGGTTCATATATTGGAAACTAAAAGCGATGGGAGCTTGTCTTTTCTTTTCTTTTAAATACTCCAAAGTCCACATTTCAGGCCAATAAGATTCTTCTTCTCCAGTTTCAGGATTATTATTTAAGGCAGAAAGAACAATTTGACTCCAATTATTTTGTGGAGAAAATGTTCGTGAATGGATATCATCATGTCTAAATCTAGTACCTAGACAAATAGCTCTTCCTCCTTCAAACATAGTTGGTGCAATAACTGCATTCCAGTTATCTTCCATTGTTCTGCGGATGTCTGGATTACTAATATCAGAGGCAGATTTTATAGGGTCATCAATAATAACTAATTGAGAACGTTTAGAAGTAACAGAACCTTTCAATCCTGCTGCACATAAAGTAAATTGTTCTTCTCCTGTAGTATCTATTCCTGCAAATTTATGGTCAATAGACCAGTATTCATTAGATGTGACATTCTTTAAAAGCTTAACTACAGGAAAAACATCTTGATATTTTTTACTTTCTATTATCTTTTTAATTGTTGCAGATTTAGATCTTGCAATATCTACGGTATAAGAAAGATAAAGGATTTGCAAAGGTCTTTTAGCCATAGTATGAATTCCAATGGCCCAGGCTGTATAAAGACCTAATACAGTTGATTTGGCTGAACCTCTAGGAGCTAATAAATCTACATTGGGTCCTGCAATATTTAGTAATACATTATTACTATTATTCGTTATTAAATGTTTATACCATTCAAGATGATGATGAGCTGGTGGTTTATCTGCTACATATTCACAGAAGAAACCAAAATTTTTTCTAGCTTCTTCAAATAAATCTTCCTTTTCTGTTTTACGTACTTTTAAACGTTGAGCAACTGCCTGCGCGTTCCGTCTATACGCAAGATGCAAATGAGAAGGCACAGTTTAAAAGAAATATTATTTCTATACTAGCTTAGTCTTTAAGTAAATTCTATTACATTTGCACCAAAAGGATTAGATAAGGATCTAATAGCATATGCTTCTGCTCGCTTTCTTGTAGTTGAATCAATATCAGGATGTATAGAAACAGTAGCTAATGTAGAAATAAAATCGGCTACATTATTATATTTACCTGCTAAGGTGCCAGGATTTTTAGGTGAATAAGGACTCTGATCTTTTTTGGGGTTAATAGGCCTACGAGGTTTGGGTCTCCAAAATAAAACTGGTGACTGTGGTCTAGCAGTTACAAAGTCTTTAGGATTATGCGTCCAACCTAATTTTGAATCCAGATTCTCAAACATAGTTTTAAAAATTTTATATTATGCAAAATACCTACCACTCAAACCATTCAAACCATCACCAAAATAATTAACTTCTTTTTTTATTGGTTGTTGTATCCTGTGAGCATTAATATAATTCATATTAGCTAAGGCTAGTGGATCAACCATTGGTTGCTGTCCTCCTACACCTGGCATGTATTGACCAGCAAGTCCTGGTGGAGGGCTTTCTCCTTCTCCAGTAAATAACCCACCAACTACATTGCTTGCAACAGGAGCAAGAAAAGGTCCTATACCTGGAATCATTGAAGTTACAGCACCTGCTACAGGTCCTGCTATGCTTTCAAAGAAATCTCCAATACCATCAAAAAAGCTCATTTTTATTTTCTTAATATATTAACTAATTTTAAGGCATGAAAACTATGTATTTTTTTCTTTACTATTTTTTTGTTGCTTATAAGCTTTAGCTTTTTCTAAAGCTGCTTTACGCTTCTCTTTATCATTCATTTCTGTACCATCTTTTTTCTTTGCTTCTTTCTTTTTAAAATGCTCAAGAAGCTGTGGCGGCATTTTATTTTTTGTCATTGTTTTAACCTATACTTCCGAGGGTATTTGGATTTGCATTACCGGCTGACATTTCATTTAGAACAGCATTGCGATGACGAGGTGTATTAGGATTTTCGGACGTTGTAGCTAGAAAATCCCCAAATAATTTACCGCGATCTTTTGTATCTCTTTTTGCTTCTCTATTCCTATTTAACATACTAACAACTTGATTAATATTTCCAGGGACAACTGGTTGTATATCAGGATTACCAGATTGAGTGTCCTGGTCCATTGCATTTATATTTGGAGCCATGGTATGAGATTAGTCTTCGTATGTCATTCTAGCCCATACTGACATTGCAGCTTCTTGTAAAGGGCCTTCAATTGGATCATCTTTAAAAATAGCACCTATTTCACGAATTGCTCTATCAGCACCAGCCATTAAAAGGCCTTTCCTATCTTTAGATGAGATATAAGTTTCAACTTGTGCAATTGTACTTCTTAATTCTTTTTGCATTGCAGCAATACGTGCTACACCTACATCTCGTTTAACAACATAGTTTTCTATATCTTCCCTCAACTTACGTATGTCATTTCTCATTTCTTCAATTTCATTTAGAAGAATAGCAAGATGATTAGGTTTTGAGTAATTACTTTTTAACCAAGTTTCGCTATCAGTAATAGAACCGTTATAGCCAAGAAACTTAGCATATAGATAGACTTGAATAGGAGAAAAAGTATCCTCTGCAAAAGAATGGAAAGATTCTTTTGTTGCACAATCAAGATTATCTAGCCAATACTCAAAGACTTTAATACCTATATCCAGCTTGAGATTGTCTGTGATCTCTTGCTTCGTCTCGTTCAGAATACTCTTGTTCTTGAGCTTTGGTTTGTTTGATAGTTGTTCTATCTTGTTCTCCTTTATCTTCGAGTTTCTTTTTAGAGAATCCATAAGCGACTTCAGCGGCTTGTTTATACTTGTCTAAATCAAACCAATCATCTGTATCGTAAGTATTATCTGTCATTAAATTCTCCGTAAAAAAGACTAGCTAAATTAGAAGTTACCCATCATAGAAGCTAGACCTTGTGCATAGATGTCTCTACGTCCTTCTACACTCTTTTGACGTGTTTGACGTTTCTTAGATCCTTCTAAGGATGCTAAGAGCT